GTGCTACCGGATGTCCGCCGCAGACTTTTATAGGGTTCACATCCCACACGCTCGAACAATAATGCTTTGTGCTTGGATGGTTTGCTTTATGCATCCTGATTGCTTCTGGATCGTGATTGATCGCTATGTCCACGCTCATGCCTGTTGCCATTTCAATGCCGGTACTGGCACCGCCTCCTCCGGCGAAGTTGTCAACTACTAATTCTCCGTTTATCATGGCATCACCCCCGGAATGTCACTAAAGTCCATCTGCCCTTCAATATCTGCATCAGGCTCGTCCAGATTCTCCGGCTCCCCAATATCCAAACAAAACACTGGTTGTTCCATGTCGGTTACCCCATGATGTTCTGTAACAGGATAGAGTTTGCGTTTCTTGCAATTTACGATAATCACCGACACATCCGCATCATCTGGAAATGTGTTAAGGTATTCTTTTAATTCGCTATTCTTCATTTTTCTTTTAAGTAGCTGTATACACTTTCGCCGGCCGGGCTGCTGCTCCTTTCTGTTAAATAAAATCTTCTATCCTCATTTGTCCAGGATACTTTTCTTCCAACTGTTTCTTTCGCTTAAACTCGTTATATTTTTGTCTGTACCTATAGCTATCTCCAAATATATTCCATGCAGCCTTTACAACGTTTGGCTCATATGGTCTTATTTTTTCTAAATCATCAACTGCTCTGGAAGAAATGCTGCATCCACAACACCCTGTGCGTTCCAAGCCATATACTTCGTAAGCGTCCGAATATCTGATTCCATATCGTTCTTTGTACCATGCCTTATCTTTATCAGACACATAATACAGAGGTTTAAATCTAAACTGTCCGTTACTTGTTTCAGAAAAACACATTGTTCCATTTGCATCTTCTGATTTAGGAACGGAACGCATTCCGCCCTCATCTCTTCGCTCTCCCGTAATAATCATCTCGTATTCAGACTGAACACTGTGTGCTACTTGCTTTTTGCAGTAATCACAGCATTTAGCACTGATTTTGAAATTACATGGATTTTCTTTCATGAATTCATACAAATACTTTGATGAATCAATCACAAGCTGGATATTTGGTCTAGGTTCTCCATATTTGTTGCAGCAGCACAGAAAATTGATTCCTTGCTCTGCATTTGGATAACGCTGACGAAGTTCTTCTCTAATTGCCGCCTTATCGTCTGCATTGTCGTATTCTTCTCTGATAGAAAATGGAAGACCTTTCTTTTGCACTGTATCCATTGCGGCTGACACAATTTTTGACATAAATGGTATTCCATATTCCCTTGTTGCCAGTACAATGTTTTTCTTTGGTCTATATTCTGTTATCTCAATTCCATATTTTTTCTCAACTTCTTTTACATGCCTTTTTGTTGCTTCCATCTCAAGACCTGTATTGAAAAAGCAATATTTTACCTCAGCCAATCCGAAAAGTTGTCTTGCTGTTTCAATCAGGTCGACCATAATATCGCTGTCACTCCCACCAGAGTATGAGCATATAGCGTTTGGATGTTGTCTCAACCTCGTTCCTATAATTCCTAAAATCGCTTGGAATTTTTCTGGCGAATCTAAATCAGCATAATCGGGTCTGTTTGTATAAACTCTTGAATAAAAAACTTCTTTGTTATTTATTTGTCTCATTTCCTTGAAAGGAACCCGGCGCGCCTTTGATCCGGATAGGTCCCGGCTCCTTTCTCCATGTTCATCCATGGTATAAATTATTTCTTCCTCTTCTTACACCAGTGCGGACTATTGGAGACCTTCTGTTCAATCAGCCGCATTTCTTCAACGCACAGCCTCCTGTAACCATCCTGTTTCTCTTTTCCGACCAAAACGCAGGATCCACATTCATCACAGCGCGGAAGACTATCTTTTATCCTCATGCGATAATCATTTTGCTTCTGTCTATACAACTGCGGATTTTTTGCATAGCGCCTGCGCTTGAGCATGGCCGCTATATCCTTATTCTCCATATTGCAGTTCTCAAAGGTACACTCTGCACATTTTGGATAATTACATTCTTTTATCACTTTTAACTCCTTTATTATCCTCTGGTTTCCAGTACTTTTGACATAACGCCCAGCAGTCCACTAACATCTGCTATTCCTTAATTGCTCAAAATTTCTTTTTCCAACTGCTCAAAGTCATAATCATTCTGTGGGAAATCATGAAAACTGTTTTTCCCTTTTGGCTGTGCTGGTTTCCTGTATCTCCCTGGAAGATATTTCTCGAATACAAATTCCTTTAAAAAGTTCTCTGCATTCTTGATATATCTTTCCTGTGTCTCTAAAATCCTGCAAGTTTCTGCATAGTTCTTAGCACATTGCACAAGTTCATCCTCCGCAACCTTACCGGTTAACAGCAGGGAAACATATTCATGTTCTGTCAGATAACGGTTACAGTCCTTTGGATATGCAGACATAAATTCCTCTATGCGCTGCATACACTCTCTGTCTTTACTTTCCTTTCCTTTACTTTCCTTTACTTTAGCGGCATTTGTCGCCTGCATATTGCCATTTGTCCCTTGCAAATGGTCATTCGTCCCTGACATATCACCATTGATAGACACAAATGCCAAGCCCTCGCATTCTTCTTTTTTCAGAAGCCAGAGTTCTTTATATACACTTCTACTGCGGCGCGTCTTAAGCACCAACCAATAGCTTCGCTGGATACCCCTACTGGTAAGCACTCCCCACTCCTCAAACAGCTCCCTGTTAAACAGACCGATTTGAAAGCAGTAGTCCACGGCTTCTTTTACCGTACCGGCACGGATGGCGCCGCCCATCTTCCTTGCGGTTGATGCACAATCGTCATAGCACCATTTATAGTAGTATCCATTGCTCCCCATTGCCCTCATACAGAGATAGAAATAAATATTAAATCCATACCAGCCTTGGGATTCGAGGAGCTTGTCAATCTTTGTGTCATTATCGAATATGTCAGTAGACCATGCAGCGTAATCAAGCCCCTGTTTAGCTCTTCCTGCCATAGTTCCTCCAGAAAATTCTTCCACCAAACAGACAGCGAACACGCACCAATCTGAAAGCAGAATCTATTTTTCTATGTTTCTTTTATCAATACTTCGATCCGTGGCTTCTCCCGATCCACTTCAAACCTGTCAGAAAACCCGACAACATACTTCCAGCCGTCATCTTTTAATACCCCGGTGCCCACAAGTGCATCCTGGATTATCTTACGCCCGAAGGAGCTTATATTGTCCTTATCCCGGCGCTTATTCGGTTCAACCCATGTGTATTCCATAAACACTGGTTTCTCAATCCTTATGCCCCTCATGCACTGCCTGATAGCTATGATCACGATATCCTCATTAGTAGCTTTCATCTTTGCCCCTTTGTAACGATTCGTGCGCTCTGCGGCTATATAATCATTAAGGTTGTTGAGTGTGCCGGGAATTGTCAGTAAATATTCCATTTGGTCTTCCTTATTAAAGTTTCTGTATCTGTAGCCGGTATTCAACTCTTTCCGGCACCGTGTATGATTTCTTCAGGATGCATTTCCTCTGTACCAGATAATCCCCTGTAATGACTTTTTCGCGCTCCCCAACCCTGCTTTTTATAGCACTGTCAACCTCGCTATATTGGTCGACATACTTCTTTAAATCATACTTTTTAGTGATCAGGTCATTCAGTTCGTCATCCAGTTCAATATCCGGCTCAATCCCCTTGTGGGCGCCGCAAATATGGGCTAATTTGCATCCCTCGCACATGGATATATCTTCCACCGTATCCGGCTCTTTCTTCTCCTCTATTGCCTTATAAATCCGTTCCGCTTTCTTCAAAAGACTGTCTGCCATATCCCAGTCAAAATCCATGCGTATCATCTTTGTTTCGCCTGTCAGTTTGTTTGTCAGTGCGAAGAAACCATACAACTTATTAAAGTGATACATATAGATCTGAAGCTGAGCCGGATACTGTCTGATGTAATATCTCTTTGATCGTAAAAAGTCCTCGACCGTATTCAGCTTTCCAAATTCAAAAGGAGAAATCCCCTTCACTTCAACCGGTATAAGCTCCCCATTTTCATCCTTGATCCGCAAATCTTCCCTTCCGGTAATAAGCGGTTTTTCAATCTGGAAGCTCCACTGCGTGGGGGTAATGACCTCATAGCCCGCTTCTTTTAAATTATTAATAGTATGCACTTCCAAGGTGTTCCCAAGGTCAAACACATTTTGAATCCCAACATCATGAAGCTTCTGTTCTTCCCATCGGGTAATCAGCAGATACAAATATCTCTCACAAGGATGCCCTATGCTGGATGCCCTCAAATTCCTACATGGATAGACTTTTATTTTAGCCTGCTTTGCAGTGGCTATCCGCTCATTGATTTCCTGTGCTGTCACCTGTACCACCTCCCGAAGAAACTGCTTTCTGGCAGTCCATACAGTACATATGCCCGTCATATTTGCTCTGCGAATACGAAGCTACCTTCTGGCTGATAGAAGCACTGCACTTTTCACACTTCAATCCGGATGTTTCCGCGGACTGACCCGTGCCGCCTCTGCTTCCCTCTTTGAATGTATATCCTTTGATTTTGCTGGTATCAATTCCAGCATCTGCAAGCGTTTTCACATCAATTCCGCGAAGCCCCGGAATAATTCTCTTGATTCCGTTATTGATGCAGTTCGTGTATGCCGCCTGCCTAACATTCCTTTCAGATATTTCATCAACTGACTTCCTACTTTCAGGCTTCCCACCAAAAAAGTCATCTTTCATGCTCCGGCTTCCCTCGCACTCTATAAACTGTCCACGCATTTCAAAACGTCCCTTATATGTAAAAGTCTTGTACCCTTCCGAATCGCACTCAATCTTCGGATTACCGATCTGCCAGCTAATACCAAACAGACGTGCTACTTTTGTAGCACCGGATTCCTGTAAATACGGCTTCCCACCAATCAGCGTCCAGTCATGCTCCGATGTGATCTTTAATGCCGCCGACATGATTTTATTCATGGCAGTAATCATCTTGTCCGCCTTTTCTGCGAGATACATAATGTTGTCAGCGGATGTGTCAAGCAGTCCTGCGTTCTGACTGTTTGCATCCATAACCTGCATAGGTTCAACAATATCAATGCTTGTACTATCCATTCCCTATCCCTCCTGTTTTTCAAAATTTATAAAACTACTGCCTTTTCCGTCTACCACCTTACCTTTCGTGATACTAACGGTATACCCTGCTTTTACAAGCAACCTTGCAATGTCAAGCTGTTATTTTGATCTGTTCCAACTTTCTGATCCTCCTTTATGAAGTTTCCTGAGTAAAACCACTCCACAAGCATTTCCCGGAATTCCTTCTTTTCCTCCTCCGTTCCTCTCAGGCAACGTTCTAATGCATACTGGTATGCCAGGGACTCAGGGACAAAATTGTCTGTTCCCATTTCACGATATCCGGGTCCCCTTAAGTTTTCCCTTACTTCCTCAGATACATTCTTTTCAAGAGATTCCCATAAATGATCTGCTGCCATGCTGTTTTCAATCTGCTCTAACATCTTCCGTTATTCCTCCAGTAGCATCATTAAGGGAAAAAGAAGAACGTAAGTCTTTTTCCTGATCTCTTATCATATCTGCATTTCCCGGATATCCTAATATACGCATCATTGTCTCCCGATCTGCGTAACTATTTCTTTTTATGTAGTCCACAAGAATAGAAGTTCTTGTTTCTGTATCAAGAAGACCTTCGTACCGTTCTAAAGGTATTGTTATTGTCGTTTCTTCATTTCCCATATTTACACCTCCAAAGTTAATTCCATTTGGCTATGTCCGCTGTTCATTATTTTCAGTACAGCATCTGTCCTTAACTGCTCCTGTCTTTCTTCCTCCAAACATTCAAGGCATAATCCATTCACAAGATCACTTGGATCGCAATTACATTTACAACGCCTACACTTAAGCATCTTGACATTCTCCTTTCCCCTATGCTAAACTAAGCATGGAAATAGCGTATAGCTGTTGTTTAGTCCTGTTACGATTGGTGGTCGGCAGGACTATTTTCTTTTACCGTTTCTTCAATCGCTCTGATCCTGATCTCATTCCGCATGGACCTGCTCCTAAGCTCGTCCCAAAGGATATCAGAATCAATGTTCCTTGCAATGATGAGTTTTTCTTCCTTTGTGGCTCCTCTGATTCTGCTTGTAAGTTCTTCCCTTTCCATTTCACTCATGATCATCTCCTCCTTCCTTTTCAGATTCCTTTGCCATACGGTAAAGCCCGATCAGTGATCCAAGCAATAAGACACTGCACGTAATCGGCAACAGGTTGTAGAAGAATGCTGCTGCCATAAATACCGTAAAGGCTACGATCTCTTTTACCTTCATGGCTTGTCCTCTCTGACCGGCTTATGCCGGTTCTTTCTCTTTTTCTTTCTTTACGATGACTAAATCTTCAGCCGTACATCCCATCTGGTGAGCTAACAGCTTAGCTAACGATTCCATAAAATTTTCCGCCACAGGAGTATATTCTTTTTCCATACTGTCTTCCTCACTTTCCTTTGTTATTAATATGTGTTACTGGTTGTACACCTTTCCTGCGTTCTACTTTTTTCTGCCACCACTGTTGCCCTTTGTAATGATCCGCAGGCAAACAGCCACTGTTATGCATATAACAATTGTTTTTAATAACGAAATCATATGTAACTTCCTTCCCGGTTTCTTTATTTGGTTCAGCTCCTTGCTTTATGTCCTCCACTCCGTTGTAATACTGCTATCGAAAAAGCAAACAATGCAGGTATTAAGGGGTGGATTGCAATAGTCGTATCAATCGCGACCTTATTGATTTACTTTATTGAACAGTACCAATCCATAATTAGTTTTAAGTTATGATGCTGATCAATAAAGTTAAAACAAAAACAATTATCGAGACTATGAGGGCAATCGTAGAGATAACATCACTTATGGTTGCCCTTATTACTGGATCCTTACAAATATCAAAAAAATTCTTTTTCACTTTCACCCACCTTCCGTACTGAATAAATAATCCAAACTGCACTCAGGAAAATCTTTCTTTATAGAAATCATTTCACTTCTTGTTTGACATCTTTTTATCCTTCTTAATTTCATTATTTTCCACAATATGATGATTAAATTTTTATAAAATCTCTATATATAGTGGTTTTTATATTGACTTTTGAACATTCATTTCTTATAATATGCATGAACGGATGTTCTAGCAAAGTATATTGTGTGTACCATCTATGAAAGAAAGGATGTTGCTCATGCCAAAAAGAATCAGTGTAACAAATCAAAATTTGACTGGAAGAAATACTAACTTCCATGACAACTATACTGGTGCAGATATGACTCGTGCACAATTTGTAAGACAAATAAATAATGGTAACTATGAAAACTATCATGTTAGAAATATTAATGGTGTTGCAACACCAGTTTCTAATCCGGATAGCTCAAGTAGAAACAATCTCGGTTAATCTTCAACAGGTACACACGTAACTTTGCAATTTTTTTCCTCGATGATGTCTTCATCTGTTATACTGACAAGTAAATTATTTTTACCGTCAGTAATAAGGATTTCTGAATATTCTTTTTCTCCAATTTTCACAATTTGCTCCTTCCTAGATAACTTAATATTGCTTACTTTCCGCCTTCCTTTCCGATCCCGTATAAATCATTTGGCTCTACACCTAATGCATTGGCAATATTACTTACATCAACATCTGTTATTAATTTTCTACCGTTAAGCATATTGTTAAATTTGCCATTGCTATATCCTGCTTTTTCTGCAACTGCAATCTGCTTCAGTCCCTTATCCTGAATAATTTTTCTAATATTCTCTGATGTTACTGATTTCAACTCTTTTACTCCTTTCTTATAATGTTCAAGAAACTTTTACTTTATTGCCATTATATTATCCTTTTCTTTTACTATCAAGTAATTTTTCTCAATTTTCTTATACTTTATTGTTGACATAATACAAAAACCTTTGTACTATTTAATTAGGTAGTCAATCTGCTGGGTGGTTTCCATCTCCGAAAGGAGGTGGTGCTATGAGTACATATGAAGAATTGAGTGTAATACTCGGAGTTGCGATGCTTATTGTAACAATTCTGATTTATATGAATAGCAAAAACGGTACAAAAAAATAACCACCCCGCCTACCAAGTGAGTTGGTTATTTTTTTAATAATTATCATATCCTTGGAAGCCACTCTGTGGAGTTGGCTACCGTTTTGTACCTTTATATTAAGACATTTCTTTCAAAAAGTCAAGTTAAGGAGCTTATATGGGAATAGGATTCAGAATAAAAGAAGCACGTAATTCGCTAAATCTCACACAAGAGGAGCTTGCAAAAAAAATAGGTGTCACAAAAGGGGCTGTTGCTAATTACGAAAATGATACAAGTCACCCTAAAGAACCTATAATGTATAAGTTATTTGATGCTCTACAAGTAGATGCTAATTATCTTTTTCAAGATGAAATGGGCTCAAATTATCCCATGAAAGTGACATATGATGAAATGGAGCATATTAAAAAATATCGTTCCCTTGACTCTCACGGAAAAGAAATGGTAGATTTTACTTTATTAAAAGAATGGGAACGTTCAACCTCTTCTGCAAGCAATAATGTTGTTAAATATAATTCTGCAACTGTAAAAGCGGCCCATAATGACTATGAAAATGATTCTGGCGAACTGGAAAAAATGCAGGAAGATATTTCCAATCTTAAAAGACCAGAATAATGGTAATTATTTGATATGTGTACTAGGGGTGATTTTATGACATATGAAAATTTATTAGAAGAAGCTGCTGAAAATGATGTTTATATTATTGAAAAAGCAAATTTTAAGTCTAAAGCTGATGGATTAATTAACGGAAGCGTTATAGGTATAAATAAAGCTGTCAGCACCAACAGAAAGCGGTCCTGTATCCTTGCAGAAGAACTTGGTCACTATCATACCACATACGGCAACATCATATCCCAATCTTCCGTTTCTAACCGAAAGCAGGAACTCCATGCAAGAGCATGGGCTTATGACAGGCTGATCGGTATAATCGGTATCATAGAAGCATACAAACACGGTTGTTATTCTATATACGATACTGCTGAATACTTGGATGTGACAGAAGAATTTCTTTCTGAAGCATTGCAATATTATAAAAGGAAGTATGGAGTACATACAAAAATTGATAATTATGTTATCTATTTTGAACCGTCGCTTGGGGTGTTCAAATTGATATAAAGGAGGAGAACGATTATGGAAGACATCAAAAAACGATTAGTAGAAAAAAGCATTGAAGCATTCATCATGGGGCTTGAAATATATAACAAACCCACCATAAAATACAGAATCGAAGGTTTCTCCTTCTTTATTGTAAATGCTTGGGAATTAATGTTGAAGGCCGCGCTACTCAAGCGAGGTGAAAGCATCTACTTTAGTGATAAGCCCGACAGAACATTAAGTGTTGAAAATGCAATCAGGAAAATCTACACCGACAAAAACACTCGTATCAGGCTTAATCTGGAAAAAATAATTGAGCTGAGAAATATCAGCACTCATTACATTACAGAAGATTATGAAGTTAAATACGCACCGCTTTTTCAGGCTTGTGTTCTAAATTTTGTCAATGAAATTCAACGATTTCATAATGTTGATATAACCCAATATATTGCACAAAATTTTCTTACCATTTCAGCTCGCTACGAGCCCTTAAGCAATGAAGAGATTAGGCTAAAATATTCTCCCGAAATTGCTGAAAAGCTGATAAGGCAATCAAATGAAATAGATGTGCTGACTGAAACATACGATTCCGATAAATTTGCTATTAATATTAGGCAAAATTTATTTATTACAAAGAAAAAAGATGAAGCAGATTTTGTTGTAAGCATTAGCTCAAATTCAGACACAAAAATAGCTATTGTCAAAGACTTAAAAGACCCTTCTGATACGCATAAATATTCTTTCAACAATGTAATTACTACTGTTCAGGAAATGCTTAAGAAAAAGAACATTAGATTAGGATATCCTTCAGGATTCAATCAGTATGTTCTAAATTTAGTGATTGATTTCTACAGCATAAAACAAGATGCCAAATATGCTTATGAACATGTTATCGGAAACAATCACTCGTTTACATATTCTCAACAATTTATCGAGTTCATTGTCTCTGAAATAGCAAAAAGCCCTCACAATTTTGTTGAGAGCTTAAAGAAAAGCAAATAGAAAAAGATAACCCCAGGCACATAGGAATGCTCAGTACATAGTACCTACCCCATTATGGGACCCAGTGTTTTTCCTTCACAAGTTATCTCTTCTGTATTATAGCATATACAGTTTAATTGTCAACTATGCAAATTATACAATTACTATTTGCAAAAACCGCCCCGGTGCTACCAACACCGGAGCGGCATGGAACTGTACCGGAAGTACCGATACAACTCACCCTGAACAAGTGAATTGTATCATCTTCCCGGTAAAAACACAAGTACCGGGCATTTTTATGCCTAAAATCAAGTAAAATGTACAGGAGGATGATACTATGGCAAAGAAAATACGCTGCGCCCTCTATGACCGTGTCAGTACAGAGCTTCAGGTCCGCGATGGTCTATCTCTTGATGCTCAAAAGGACGCTCTGACAAATTATGCTGTTGCTCATGGATACGAAATCGTTGGTTATTACTCAGATGAGGGCATAACTGCCAGGAAGAAAATGCAGAACCGGAAAGAACTCCTGCGTCTTCTTAATGATGTCAAAGCGGATAAGATTGACCTTATCCTCGTTACAAAACTTGACAGGTGGTTCCGTAACATCAAGGATTATCACAATACACAGGCTGTCCTGGAGCAGCATAATTGTAACTGGAAGACCATATTTGAAGAATATGATACCTCCACTGCTAACGGGCGCTTTGCGATCAATATCATGCTCTCTGTAAATGAAAATGAATGCGACCGTGATTCTGACCGTATCAAAGAAGTTTTCGCCTATAAAAGAAGAAACGGTGAAGTTCTGTCCGGAGCTCATGTCAGCTACGGATATAAGGTTGAAAACAAACAATTTGTCAAAGATGAAAATACCCGGCATGTTGTTGAGGACTTCTTTGAGCATTATTTTACATTTTATTCCAAAAGAAAAACGGTAACATATATTATGGAAAAATATCCGGAATTATCTCCGCCGGAAACCACCCTGATGTATATGTTTAAGAATCCTGTCTACTATGGTCATGCTTACGGAAGGGATAATTTCTGTGAGGGGTACATAACGATGGAGCAGTTTCAGAAGATTAAGGAAATCGGAACTCTTAAAGTATATACTGGAAGCAATGAGCCCTATATTTTTTCCGGTCTCATTAAATGTCCTTTCTGTGGTCACAACTTTGCCGGGTACCAGCATAAAAACAAGAAAGCCAGTGGAAAAGTGTATATCAGTCCGGCTTATCACTGTAAGCAAAAAATACGTTCCAGATTATTGTGTTCAGGCGGAATTGATATTTATGAAAGTACAGTTGAAAAATTCATGCTGGCAAATGTTGAAAATAAGATCAGGGAATTATCTGATATGCAAATGCAGTTCCGCCTAAAATTAAAGGAAGATACAGGAAAGGATCCTCAGGCAGAACTCAATAAATTAAAGTCAGAATTGAGCAGGCTGAATATTCTTTTTCAGAAGGGAAGAATATCCGAATCCTATTATGATGAACAGTATGATGCGCTTACTGACAAAATCAAGGTATGTGAAGATACGCTTAATACCATCTCAGGACGCTCTATTGAGCCCATATTAAGTGTTTTCACCGGTAATTGGAAAGAAGCCTACCTATTGCTGGATAAAGCCCATAAACAGGCCTTCTGGCATGATAAGATCGAATCTATACAGGTAAATGCAGATACCCATAAATTATGTGGTTTTAATTTTTTGTGCAAGTAGGTGTACAAAATCAATATATACAACAATATATTCAGGGATCACTACACGGCTGAGGACGATTTCCCCGCTTTCGTCCATCGGTTTGATCTCATCCTCCGGAATTTTAGGCGGATACTCCCCGTAAAGGGTATGGT